AAGAAAGTGTTTAGCTGGATTCTTGAAACCAAAGAAGTGAGTCTTCGCTCTGAGATTATAGTTCTTCTCCCCAATGCCATGTGTCCATAGATTAGTTTGAAGATTCCAGAAGCCCAAAGGGTTAAAGCGGTTAAACTTTAAATACCCATTTCGTTTGTCAGTGTAGCCTTCTAAAATATCAATTTCAGGTGGCCAGGTTTCAGATCCCCACAACCAAAATGCAGGCCATTTATTTCTGCCTCTAGGCATCATAGCTTCTATCTCAAATCGACCGTAACTAAAATCTTCAACACTACAGATCAAACCAGTACCTAAGTTTGGTTTATATGTTTCACCATTGTAGTGTTGGATCTCACTCGGACTTTTATCGGTAGTTAAATGCAGATATCCTTTATTATCTACATTTACGCATTCTGGATCATACCAACAAAATGATTTGTCAGGATGAACTCTTCCCCATCTTTCTTTCGTTAACCACTCATGACCAGACCATGTAATATTATCCATATCTTATACATTTAAGATGTGCGCCTACTAGGACTTGAACCTAGGACCTGCGGATTATGAGTCCGATGCTCTAACCAACTGAGCTATAGGCGCTGCTCTTTATTAGGAATCCAGTTTATCTAGAATGTCTTCGTCTATCTTCTGACTATTCTCAGATAACCATCTCTCTACGAGCTTTTGGATCTCTTCGGTTTCTTCTACCTCTTTTAGATCTTCATCATAAACAGTAGAGTTTGTAATATGCAACATATCTACCTCAGGTCTCACGTCAGTATGGTAACCTTTTGTTCCCCAAAATTCATACTCCCCGATACCGTGGTCAACAAATACTACTGCTGCTTCTATCTCAATGTCCATGCTGTAGTCTATTCCAAGCTCGAGACCTTCGTAGTCTAGATAAACGATTTCCATTTCTAGTTTATTAATATTGATTCTTTTTTTCCACTCTTGTTTATTTCTAGCAATCATCCATTTACACCAAGCTGCATAATTAGAAGCTGGGCTGTCTGGGTAGGCTGTAGATTGAATCTTAATCTTGTCCATCAGTTAAAAGTATTGGTTCTGCCCACTCTCCACACTGTTGGCAAATGTATGTGTCGGAGTCTATGCTGGCTGTGCAGCAGTATGATACGAGTTCATCCATTAGTACAGAGGTTATCATATAGGTCTTTATCTAAAAATTCCTGTACACCTGTAAGCTTGTGCCCCATCCTACGCTTTTTTGCATTGTGCGCACGTAGTTGTTTGTAAGGTTCATAAAGACCTACACAATTATACAGAGCGTTGTATATACGATGATGCTCAACATCATAGTACTCAGAGATAACCTTAGGAGAATACCCAGAGAGATACATACGCATGTAGTCATACACTTCCTTATACGTATATGGAGTTACACCTTCCCTGTTCACAGGTGTTTTAGCATTGATCTTGTTTTTAATCCTGACCCTTAATTGTGAGGGCAATGAAATTAGTTTTATTTTTCCCATGTTTTCGAAATGTTTGTTTCTGCTTTTAGCAGACCGTTAGTAACAACAGTAAGAGCTGCTTCTTCCATTAGTTCAGTCATTCTTTCCCTCCATCTCTCTGCAATTTCTTCTTTACAAATAGTATCTATCTGATCGTGAACAGTCATTACAATCTTTACTTGTAATTGTAGGTTGTGTTCTTTAATGAAGTTGTGAATCTTGACGAGAGCGAGCTTGGTCATGTCAGCAGATGCACCTTGTATAGGTGTGTTCTTGCTAGCACGTTCAATCATACCCATCTCTTTGGGTGGGGTGTTACGACCGTCCCAATAGTCAAAGAATCTCTTACGTTTAAAAGGTTTGAAGGTACGTATGTACCCATTCATCTTCCCAAATCTCCCAAGCATGTCTAAAAACTGCTTGATGTTTGGGAATGCAGCAAAGTATTGGTCAATCAAGGTTGACGCCTCCTTAACAGTTATGTCTAAGGTGTCACTTAACTTGTGTGGTCCCATACCATAAGCCAATCCGAAGTTAATCGTCTTGACTTTAGTGCGCATCTCCTTGTGTTTAGGGCAACTGCACTTCATCTTGCTGTACATATAAGCACAACCATCAGCAGCACCGTTTTTCCATTGGTCTTGAAACACAAGGTCTGCACATACAGAGTGCAAGTCCTGCCCTTTCTCAAGGGCCTCAAGGAATACAGGGTCTTTACTCCCAAAAGCAATAACATTGAGCTCTTGGCTCGAGTAATCTGAGGAGACAAACACCCACCCATCCGGGGCTACAAAGCAATTACGATACTTATTATTAGCAGGAATCTGCTGCATATTGGGCCCAGAAGATGAGACACGACCAGTGTCTAGTATCTGAGAGAAATTAGTGTGGACTTTACCATCACAATTTACATAGTTAAAGAAATTTGTACCATATGCATTAGCTAACTTACTAAGTTCTTTATATCGTATATAGCTTTTGATTATATCATGCTTGAACCTGTGCTTATTTAGATTCTTCCCATTCACATCTTCAAGAGATGGGACTAGGTGTTGAAACAGTTTGAGTATCTGAGCCGGAGAGCTCCACTTAATAGCAGTAGCACGTTGCTCCTCAGCCTGTAAGAACATATCCTGTTGCACAGGTACGTGATAGTGTGGACTGAGTTTAGGGTGATTAACTACTTCTCTATCTAATTGCAGCTCATACTCCTGAGCCTTCTTTAGATTATCCGTAGCCAATTCAATCCAGCTGTCTTTATCAACAGTCAAACCCTCATACTCTATCTCAGAGAACACAACAACAGCCTTGTTCTCTAAATCTGCAACCTGAACAAGATCACTTTCATCCAGTAACTTGTGTTGTTTCTCCCAAATTTGTATGAGATATGCCACATCGTTTGCACCATAGGTAATCTGATTGTGCGTAAACGGCTGACCTTGGAGGTTAACGAACTTGTTGCGGACTTCTTTGTCCAAAGTAACACCGATGTACCGTTCACAACATCTTGATAATGAGTAGCCGTGGCCTTGCTTACCACAGTGTAAAACCTTCTCTGTAAGATAGGTATCGTAAATGTTCTGGCACTCAATTCCTGCCCAACGTCTAATAAACTTGTAATCGAATTTCGCATTGTGAAAGATTTTTGTTATTTGTTGTGATTCTAGTACCTCTCTTAGTGGTTCAATAGACACGTGTCTTGTATCGATAACGAATTGCTCTTGAGCATCCCCAATCTGAAACATAATCATCTTCTTACATGTAAAGTCAAAGCCTTCTGTCTCAGTATCTACCCCGAGTATAGCTTTAGATGAGCAGTAGTCTACGCATTCCTGTATTGTACACAGTTCAACCTTATTATTGAACTGTGTCTGGCTCCCTATGAACTTTATCATCTTGTATTTGGTTTCTCCGAAATTGTTGCTTGACTATCAAAGCAATCAAACCTTCTGCTTGGTCAAGAGTGAGCAGCTCGCCTTCGAAATAACAATAGTTAAGGTTAGCTTGCTTAGCTTGGTTGATTTTCTGTCGTATCGAAGATACAATACTGGGTCTTTGATAGGAAATCTGACCTACCCATTTCATCCATCCCATGTTGTGAATTATTTAAATGTTAGAGAAAAGAAAAGGGGATGCCATTGCTGACACCCCCATTCCCATGTACCTGATACTCGTTAGAGCACCACTAAATTAGCTGAAGATTTCACCAGTAGTAAAATCAACAGCTTTTGTAACTGCAGGAATACCTGTAGTCACTGCCGGAGCATCCGCTTCTAGGAACACATTCTGTGGTTCCCCAAATACAACGGTGCTACGAGTGAAGATGTACATCCCATTGTTGGTGATGAACTCTCCCTCCTTACCACGTCGCTTGGCAGAAGTTTGGATGTTGGCCGCATCCCATTCAGTTGCATCAGTAGTCTCCTGAATTTGCACTCGGAGACGCTGACCGTTAACTTCTGGGTTCAAAATGTTAAGAGACTTAACTTCATGACCCATCTCGTTAGTAGTGTAGTCCCCACCGAGATCAACCCCAAGAAGTTCTTGTGCATCTTGTGGTTCAACAGTTAACCAAGAACGACGAGCGCGGGCACCCACGTTGAATCGTTCATCTGATTTGTTGAAGACGCCCAAGGCATTCTGTGGTCGGTCTGCTTGTTGCAGAACTTCACCGAATTCCAACTGAATCTTGTTACCGTTCACTTTGCGCGCCTGAACGAGAAGCGTTTGTCCTGGAGTTAAGGTCTCCAGAGAACCTGTGTTAATTGAATTTACCATGACTTTTATGTAGGTAAAATGATTTTAAATGTGGGTACCTTTAATGGGAGTACCCTTCCCCAAACAAATCTTCTAGTGTAAATACGTCATGAAGAGTAGTCGCTGCATCTTGTTGTAGATGTGGGAGACCTTCTTCAAAACCTATTACATATGTTGCTACGATAGCAGCTATAGTTAAACTCCTATCAAATTCCGAATCAAATTGCGAGGTCGCCATGCTTTCTTTATTTTGTTGTCTAATATAAAGCGTCTCATGGTTTTAACTGAGTCGGGGATGATACTCCTGCTTGAGGGATAGACACATACAATGTATTTACCCTGTTCTAATTTGGTTGAGTTGTTCTCTATGTATTTAAGAAGGTCTTTCTTAGACCTAGATGCATAGACAACATATTCTGTAAGGTCTTCTATAGTCCATACAGGTGAGGTGCTATTAAATTTCACATGTCCCATCATAATTAGTTTCGTTAATACTATAGGCAGGACAACTACTCGAGTGAGTAGTGTGCCCTGTCCCTGTGCAAGATGACATAGATACTGCCACAAAGAGTAGCATACCTACAACTAGTACCCCAATTAAGAGGCGTGTTGTTTCTTTTTGATATTCTTCCATCATAATTTCTCAAGATTAATTTCTGTTTGATAAACAATAAAGCCATGACCTGCTTGCTTTTGAATCTTTTCAATCAGGTCAGTGATTTCTTCTCTCGTGTAATACGCAAGGACAGTGTCGTTTGCATTCTCAACAAACTTGTTAGTAGCATAACTCTGCTTGTTGCTAAAGCTATCTCCAGTCGGTTCAAGTACAGCTACCTCAAACTTCTCGTACCTATTAGGGGAGTGCAGTGTCTGCTTAGGTATAGAGTATGCAAACTCCCCAGCAATAATAGATACCGTGTAGGGAAGAATGTTAACCCTTGCTCTCCACAATCCAGGATATGTACTCCCATTATCTGGGAGGTCTATCTTCCATTGTAATTTCTCAAAGTCAAACTTGTCCATGATCTTTTAATTTGTTTCAATTGTGTAAGAAAAAAGCAGTTTGTCTTCATGCTCAGGAATACGTCGTTGCCCATCACCGGACTATATGTACGACTTTTCTATTGGTATCTCTAACAGGAATCGAACCTGTTTGTACTCCAAGAGAGATAAGAATGATAACACAGCTATCAAATCAGATTTCGTGCAGCTCTCGAGAGCATACACAGTGGGTGACAGTTAGACTGCCCATAAAGCCCTCTGATTCTTGCGTGTACTTTACTGGCATCTTGAGTGAGCCACGCTGTGTTATCAATGAGTAAGAATGATTAGCACTCCGGATTTTCGTCCGGAATGTAATCACCTTCAAGTGGTTCTAGAAGATTCAAAATCATTTGATTAATAAAATGATCTGTATCAGTATCTCTATTACCAAATCTATCATTGCTTGGAGAATTATTTAAAGCTTGATAAATCATTCTACCTGAAACTAAAAATGGTTTTGTTTCTCCATCTTGATATTTCCAACTCTTTTTAAATACATAATGTGCATCATCCTCAAAGATTTGACCTTGGTCGGCCCATCCTTGAAAAGTGTGAAACATTGCTGCATTAAATATCTTCATTGCTAAGTTCATGTGCAATACTATATTATGTTACGGAATGTAACAGTGTGTTAAACAGGGGAAAAGAGGGAGGAGAACACTAGTGTGCGTTCTCACTCCCTGACGAAATTGTTATCATCGGCGGCGGCCAAAGAGAGGCTAAGCCTCTCCCTCTGATTCCATCGACTCTGCAATCTCGAGAGCGATAGGGTAAAGGTCAGCGTCTTCGACAGCATCGACCCATAGCTTCAGCTCGCCCATCTTGCGAGTTGCAGGGTTAATAGTCTTTCGGTAGAACATGATGCCCTTAGTAGAGCAGTGACAGCGTGTAGGAATAAAATCCATGATTAATGATATTTAGTGGGGGGATGCCCCAAGGTACGATGTATCGTAGGGGTCTGTGACTGTGTAGGTTAACGTGTTCGAAAAAACATCCCCAAAAAATTTTTTTCCCTGAATTTTTTTCTACCTTTACCCCATGGCGAAGCTTATACAAATCCGTGAAGAACGAAACGTATCCCGACCAGGGGTGCATGCTAAGACAAAGAATAGCAATCACAAGAGTAGCAAGAATTACAAAAAGTCTTATCGAGGACAAGGACGTTAAACCTAATTGGTTATATTTGTCCGCTCAATAAGAATTATATGGAAGAAGAATTCAACGTAGATTTTTTAGACCAAACGAAACGTAAGGAACTGGATAAGAAAGTAGAGACCGGAGAGATTACATGCAATCTGGATAACCCAGAGGAATGTGAGAACTGCGGAAGTTAACAGCCTAGAATAATCTAGATCACCCCCGAGGGTAATAAGTAGGGGGTCAGAAGTCGGGTTAATAGCTGCAGCCTTGAGAGCAATCAATAATAGGTAAACATAGCGGTGAAGTTGTCCCCGATAGCTGTGAAAATTGCAACGCTATAAAACCCAGGTTCTGGATAAAGGTAATAAGTAACTCCCCAGAACATAAGGCTCAATACGGTGGGTAGAAGTGCGTTGTTTAACAATTCTCAAAGGGGGATAACTATGTTTAGTTTTAATTGATTACTTTTACATCAAACTAACTACCCCGCTATGGAGAAAATTAAAGACACCAAGTTAGGAGCTTGGCTCAAAGAGAAAGCACCCGGCGTACTAGAAACAGTGGGTGACTTACTCCCAAATAAGGGGGCCCTAGGTGTAGTTAAGAATCTCCTTGATAAAGAACCAAACGTATCCCCAGAAGAAGCTAAAGCAAAAGTTGATGCAGAGATTGCATATCAGAACAACGTAACAGAACGTTGGAAAGCTGACATGGGGAGCGACGTAAAGCTGGCTAAGTATATCAGACCCGCTGTACTTATAACCTTAATAATCGTATTTGTTGCCACCATGGTATTTGATAGCCTTGGGAGTCAGTCGTTTAGTGTTAGGGAAAGTTACATATCTCTTCTTGAGATACTTATGTTGACTGTGTTTGGGGCTTATTTTGCGGGTAGAACAATAGAAAAAACTAAACGATGAAACAACTAGCCCTTCTGGTATGTCTGCTGTCACAGTACGTGGGGGCAGGGCAGGATTCCTGTGCTGTATTTGGTGACGAAGGAAATTTTCAAGCAAAATTTATGGGTATGCCTTATGTTACCCCTCAGTGGGAGGAGATAAACTATGTAGTGCACGTGCATTATACAGACAGCTTCCCAAACAGCTATGTTTCAGAGTCGGTCATCATGTCTGCTCATGAACACCTCAATGAAGAATTTGACGAGGCAATGCTAACCTTTGACCTTGTGTCAATTCTATACCATGACTTTGATGAATTTTGGGGGGCTCCTACAATATTAGAACCAAATAGCATTTGCCTACCCTACAGCCAAAGCGGTTTTATATGGATGGACGAGTATGTAGAAGATCTGATTTGGGATAGAGAATTGTTTATGAACGTGCACATTTTCCCTCAGTTTTGCAGTGGGATTCTTGGCTTTGCTTGGACGGCATACTCAAACTACACAGACTTAGATGGGGTGTGGGTAAGGACTGATGTGTTCGGGAACGAAGGCCCTCAACTAGAGTCTGATGTTTATAACGAGAACAAAACGTTGATACACGAAGTAGGGCACTTTGTTAGCTTGCATCATGTATTCAGGAACGTAGATAACTGCGGACAAAATCTTGGGGATTGTTTAGAAACAGGGGACTTTGTTTGTGATACTCCCCCAACTAAACTTAACTGGAGTTGTGAAAACCCTATTTGCCCACCTGGGGCGTACGACTACACTCCCAATAACCACATGGACTACTACGTGGATTCATGCAGAACTAATTTTACCCCCGGCCAAATAGAACGGATACACGCCGCACTCCCGGTGCTACGCCCCGGCCTTACGGACCAGCCAACCTTCTGCTTAGGAGATGTAAGCGGGGATTTAGTAGTGGGGATGAATGACATGCTGCTTATGCTTGCAAACTGGGAGGACCCATACTGGGCTCCAGGAGATTTAAACAATAACGGATACTTCAACGTAATAGACTTTTCAATACTTCTAGGTCAGTGGGGCACAATATGTTTTGGGGCGGAGCTTGACCCATTCTACAGGGAAAAAAAGATATCAATAGAATACGAAAATGCTTCAGGATTATTAGATTTGCTAAACAAATACAGAAGCAATGGAACTGGAAGTAATTAGAATTAGCTCAGAAAAAGACAGCACACTTGGTGTGCTTTTTAACGTCACAGATAAAAAGAGAGAGTTTTTGTGCTACACGCTAGAAGATGAATACAGAGAGCAAAAAGTTATGCATGAAACCCGCATCCCTGCTGGGACATATGAAATCAAACTTCGTACATGGGGTGGAGTTCATGAAAAATACAGTAAACGCTTTGCTGACATTCATAAAGGGACTCTTTGGCTTCAAGATGTTCCTAATTTTAAGTATATTCTTATCCATTGCGGTAATGACGATGATGATACTAGTGGGTGTTTACTCGTGGGGAACACGCAAACGGAAAATGTAGAATCCGACGGCTTTGTGGGATCATCAGTAACGGCATACAGAAGAATATACCCCCCAATTGCTAAAGCAATAGAAAATGGGGAATGCGTAGAAATTACTTACATAGATTTTGATACTATATAACTTTTCTTTATATATTTGCTGCAAAGCAAACTATAATGGCAAAGTTAAAATTCAAACCAACCCGTGACTGGGTAATATTTCCGTCCCCAAGAGTAGAAAAAACCGACTCCGGCATTCACCTACTTGGGGCGGCACAAAAAGCAATCAGTACTAACGTAGTAAAAGTACACGCTGCGGGACCCGAGTGTTTAATGGTTAAAGAGGGGGACACAGTTCTTGTGCACCCAGAATCAGCAGCTCTTATTATACATTTAGATGAAGGAGAGTTTGCCTGCATCAATGAATTTCAAGTTGTAGGAGTTATTCCTAAAGCAATCTAACTAATGGACGGGACAGTAACAATCCCGTTGAAGGACTTTGATGAGTTAAGAAACTCGTCAGAGGCCGCAGTACAGATGAAACAAAAGCTCTCTATGGCTGCAAAAGAAATAGAGGTGTTTTTGTCTTTCCTGTGCACACGCGAACACATACAAACATATGTAGATGAATTCAACACCCAATCACTCCGATCGACAATAAAAATTGTTGATGGGAAAGCTAAAGTGCAGATCAATGAAAACTCTTAAAATAAAAGTAGACTCCACCTTAAAATACCTACAAGTATTTAACGGAATACTGGAGCTAACAGACAAAGAGCTCTTAGTCCTCTCCAAATTTATTGATCTTTCAGATACAGTAAATCTATGCTCTACAGAAAACAAAAAAGCTGTAGCAAAGAGCCTAAACATGGAAGATCATAACACCCTTAACAATTATGTTAAAAAACTTAAGGACAAGGGAGCAATCAAAAAGAACAAGAACGGGTACGCTTTGTCCCCCATACTGCTGCCTCAGAAGAGTATAAATCTTCAAATATTCTATAGCAATGAATAAGAAACTTTCCGTATTTAAAATGCTTAGCAACTTTAAAAAAGAATTAGTAGAGTATGCAAGACAAGGAGCCCCAAGTGTGACAGAAAACAAGTACAAAGACAGATTACTTACATGTAACAAATGCCCACATCTAAAGAATGCTTATAGGTGTGGGCTTTGTGGTTGTGTGGTAGAAGAAAAGGCTAAATGGGCAACAGCAGAGTGCCCAGATAATAGATGGGAAAAAAATGAAGGAAAAAGTAACCATACAAAAACTAGCAAGTGAATATAGTCTCCCACTCCATAAAGTAGAAGAAGCAGTTTACTATCAGTTTAAATATGTGGCAGATACGATACGATCTGGAAAATTTGAGTCCGTAAGACTCCCATTTCTTGGAAAGTTCCACGTAAGAAAAGGAAGATTAAACTATTTAAATGAAAGACCTAATAACAGTTAGTGGAAATAAGGTAATCCCCTCCCCGTACGCACTCACTATCCCGGAGTTCAAAGCTTTAAAGGTAGATGAGTTGTCTGCGGTATATTTTTTCATAGACCATCGTTCCCCATACAGTGTATACGATAAAGAAAGCAGGTGGGAACAAATAAAAGAAGTCCTAAAGGTACGTGCTTCTCCCAATATCGAAGCTGCTATACAGGTATATGCAGAGCTATCAGAGACGTCTGCTGTAAAGCTTCTAAAAGCTGCGCGCGCATCTGTAGCAAAGCTAGAGAAATACTTTAACGACGTAGATCTTTCTATGATGGACGATAATGGGAAACCCATATTCCATGCTAAAGACCTAATATCTAATCTATCTAACATGGCTAAAGTTGTGCAGGGGTTGGATGATCTAGAGGAGCTGGTCAAAAAACAACAACAAAAGGAGAACCCTAACCGAGGTGGGGTAGTGACTAACAAGTATTCGCAGTAATGTTTAAGGACACGCACTTATTTTCCCCAGCAGCTACGCATTACCTAAAACACGGGTACTATACAGATGCATTAGAAGGGACAAGGGAGTACTACGACCACTGGGATAAAGAACGAAACAGGTGTTTGTACGGATTCGAGGTTAATAAGATTAGAATTACCGGATATCATTACTTCTACCTAAACTATTGCCCAATTGACCGCGCAGTAGATGAAGTACTCCCAGATGGGACGATCCAGGCTCGCAGAGAGCGTACATTTCCTGCATTCTACGACGGCGACTACAACTACTACCACGCAGTAGACCAATGTCGTAAAGAAAACAAGCATATGTCTGTATTAAAAGCTAGACGTAAGGGATTCTCCTACAAAGCGGGGTCTATGCTAGCACGTAACTACTTCCACTTGCGTAACTCCAAGAACTTTGTATTTGCAGAGCAGAAAGAATACTTAACGGGGGACGGATTGCTATCCAAAACGTGGGACTTTATCTCATTCATAGATGATAACACTGCATGGACGCAGCCTCGACTGACCGACAAAGAGATGCACAAACAATCCGGATATAAAAAGAGGGTTAACGGAACTGATGTAGCATTGGGGATGAAATCCCAGATTATCGGGGTATCACTTAAGGACAATCCGCACAAAGTCCGTGGTAAGGCAGGGGAACTTATCTTTTTTGAAGAGGCCGGCTCATTCTCAGGACTACTAACTGCGTGGGAGATTGCAATGCCTACAATGAAGCAAGGCTCTAAGACACTTGGGACCATGATTGCCTTTGGTACTGGGGGTGAAGAGGGACACGGCTTTGAGTCACTAGAAGAGTTGTTCTATCACCCAGAAGCATACAACTGCTTATCCTTTGATAATGAGTGGGATGCAGGAGCTGTAGGAACACAGTGCGGGTACTTTGTCCCAATCTACCAAAACCTAGATGGGTTTATGGATGAGGACGGGAACTCTTTAATTGACAAGGCTAAGGAGTTTGAAGAGGCAGCTAGAGAAAACAAGAAGAAGGCAAACGATCCAAAGGCGCTAGACCAATATACAGCTGAGCACCCGTTTACTCCGCAAGAAGCTACACTGCAAACAACAATCAACATCTTCGATGTAACGTCTCTAAAAGAACAGTACAATAGAGTCAAGGCACACAACCTAGAAAAAGAAGGAACTGCAGGAGTACTATACCACAAAGGAGAGGGTGTAGAGTTTCGCCCAGACCCAGGAGTAAAACCTATAACTAAATTCCCACACAGAAAAGACGATAACTTAGCTGGGGGTGTAGTTGTTTATGAGAACCCGTTTAAAACCAAGGAAGGTAACACACCTCATAATCTCTATATAATATGCCATGACCCGTATGCACAAGGAAGATCCACA